TTTTACACGAAGTTCATGGGCTCTATCTAGAAAATTTTGGGGTAAATTTAAAGATTTACATACTTCTAAACCATACATGCTATCACCAGGACCTTCTTTCAATTTTCGGTCATACATTAGTTTATTTGTAGATTTGTCAAAAATAACTTCCATATGATATAATTTAATTTTATTCAAATTTTTAACTTCTTCATATTTTACAATTTCATGAAAATGCGTAGCAAACATAAAAGAACTTTCATTTTTATGTAATTCTTCTAATCCAGAAACAAAAATACTCAATGCGGAATCGCTTTCAGTTCCAGAACATAATTCGTCGCCTAAAATCAAACTATTTTTATTTGAAAATTGTATAATTGTTCTCAATTCTGACATTTCAACCGCAAATGTAGAGAGACCTTTGAAAATATTATCATTACCTAAAATTCTCGTAAAAATGTAATTATATGGATAATATTCAAATGTTTTACAAGGAACAAATAATCCAGCTTGAGCCATAATTATAGAAATTCCAATTGATTTAATAAAACTAGTTTTTCCAACAGCATTGGTGCCATATAATAAAACGCCATTACTATAATCTTTTTTATTTGTATTACCTAATTCTAAATCATTAGTTACATAAACTTCACGTGTATTTAATTGTTCTATTAAACAATGACGAATACCTGTAAAGTTAAAAAAAGATTTATCACTTTCTGTAATAACAGGCTTACAATAATTATATTTAGATGCTATAAAACATTTACATTGTAAAATATCTATTTCGCTAATAAATTGAATAAGATCATCTAAAATATTATTATTTTCAATAAATTTATTTACAAATTCATTGTAATATAATTCTAATATACCGAGTAATTCATTTTTTGAATTATTAATTGATATGGCAATATTTCTAATAGTGCTATTTGTTATACATACATTAGAATTATTTCCATTATATGGAATAAAATCTATATTATCAATATCTAATTTGAATGTTTCATCACTATCAGTAAATTCAGATTTATATTTTAGTTCAATACTTTTCTCTCTACTTTCGAAAGATTTTTTTAAAAATGTTGTTCTTCTTTTTGTAGAAATAAGAGTAGGTTCCATTTTGGGTGTTTCATGTAATTTTACAAATTCGGTTGTTTTTGTTAATTTTTCAAATTCTTTAATCATATTTGAAAAATTCTCTCTAATACATTCAATTAATTGTCGCGATTCTATAGATTTTTTATAACCATTATCTACTTTTTCATATAATCCTTTATTAATGAAAAACATGTTTTTGAGAGAATTATTACCACTATCACTAATATTATTAATATCATCAATATATTTTGCTTTATCTAAATCAAAAAAATCACTAATAATTTTTTTAATTGTTTCACTTTTATTTTTAATATTATTAATATTTTCATCTTGAAAATATTGTTTTAATTTCTTATCTTTATTAATAAGAATATTAATTTTGTCAATTAGTAAAATATTATTGTAAATATTACTAAAATCTTTAGGTGTAATTTTTTTCATAACTAATTTTCTTTTTAATTTTTCTAAATCACGAATTTCTTCTAATAATTCTTTATATTTATTCCAATCAGTCGTTAAAAGATAATCTGTAATATTATAAGACTTATTTAATTTTTCAATATCAGTAATTGGATTTAATAAATTGTATTGAAATCTTCTTTTTCCAATAGGTGTAACACAATTATTCAATAGTTTACTAACACAAGATAATTTTCCATTATATCTATTATCAGAAATAATATTTAATTGTTTGAGAGAATGATTAGCTAATATAAGACGATCAGTATAGTTTTCATATAAAGGTTTAGATAATTTTGATACTAAATTAGGATTATGTTTATAAACAAAATCTAATAGATAACAAAAAGATTGAGAAGCTATACAATAATTTTGTATTTCATTAATAATAATTTCTTCATTATCAAAAGGATAAAAACGTTTGATAATTTCTTGTTGATATATTTGTTTTTCAGCATTTTCAGCACTTTTATGTAGATCACTTGAAGAATTATTATTTTTATTCAAAATAATTTTATGTATTTTTGAGCATTGAATATTTGTAAAATTAATAATATCATCAATAATATATTCATCTAAATTAGATAAAATAACACATTCGTTAGGATTATAAATGGAAATATAACGTTCAAGTTCATCATATGTACATGGATTATGATAATAAGGCATTGTGAATTCAAAGAGAGAAGTTTTTCCAGTAAAAATATCAATATTTGATATTCCAATATTGATTTGTTCTCCAATACCAATAATTTTATTGGAAGAATGATTTATCCAAATACAAATAATATTATTTGTTAAATCTTTACTTTCATTTGAAAAATATGTTCCTGGTGAATATATTCCATTTAAACTGCGAGTAGTATTTTTGGATTGTGTATCTTGAACATATACAACAATTGTATAACCATTATCTTGTAATTTTTTAATATATTTATCTAGTTGTGGCAAACCAAAACCAGCCATTACTACTTTTGATTTTCCAACACAAATATTTTTTCTGCTAATAGCCATATCATTAATTTCTGCAAAATCTACAATATTACTTCCTTTAATATTATTATTTTCATCTAATAATCCATATGCTTCAAAAAAAGAACCTACCTGCATTAATAGAAGAGTTCTCTCTCCATATTCGTTTTTCCATTTACTTGTCAAATCTAAATAATCTTTAACTATAGTCATCTAGTTAAAAAATATTTTAATCTTTAAATTATTTTATTATGCTTTATAGTTATAAAATTAATTTTGTATTAAACTTTCTAACCCATTATGTAAATTTGTAGTAATTTTCCATCCTAATTCTTTTAATTTATTATTACTTATATAATATCGTTTATCATTAAAAGGTCTATCTTCTATATATTCAATCCAATCATGATAATTATCAGTTCCTATTATTTTTTTAATAAGTATTTTGGCAACATCTAATATACTATATTCCATATTTTCATCACAACCTATATTATAAATTTCTCCTATTATACCTTTTTCTAAAATTGTAATAAAAGCATTAGCGGTATCAAAAGAATGTAAAAAAGCTCTAACGCAACTACCGTCTCCTTGAATAGAAACCTTTTGTTTAGATTTTAATTGTTGAATAAATTTTGGAATAACTTTTTCTGGATATTGATTAGGACCATATACATTATTACCTCTTGTAATTATAATAGGCATATTAAATGAGTGACAATACGATTGAACTAACATTTCAGCGGCAGCTTTTGAAGCAGCATAAGGATTAGTTGGACATAGAAGAGAATGTTCTGTCTTATGTTTTTCATTTATTTCTAGCATAGATTCGCCATAAACTTCATCAGTTGAAACATGTATAAATCTTTCTAATGTTTTACAATATAATCTTGATACTTCTAAAAGATTATGTGTTCCTAATACATTATCTTTTGTATATTGTATAGAATCACAAAAGGAATTTTGGACGTGAGATTGTGCTGCAAAATGTAATATATGTGTTATTTTATTAGATTCAAAAATATATCTAAGTAAATCATAGGATTGTAAATTTCCATTAATAAATTTATAATTAACAGAATTTTGTATGTATTCGTGTACATTATTTTCATTAGCACAATAATAAAGAGCATCAAAATTTATTATTTTAGTATGTGGATATTTTTCAACAAAAATATTTATAAAATTAGAACCAATAAATCCAGCACCACCAGTTACAAATAATATTTTATTTTCCATTATATAAAATATAGAGTAAAATATTTAATTATTAACTAAAAAACCTTATTATATATTATATATTATATATGAGTAATATAATAAAAGATAAGATTGGCGATGCTAAATTATTAGTAGATCTAGCTTATTTACGGGCAGAATATGCTAGTCAAAATACATATTATGCAACAATGAGAATGGCTTTTGCTATAGCATTAGTATCAGCATATACAAAAAATTTTTATATTTTAGCATTTTCAATAATTTTACTAATTGGAGGATATATTCAATATAATTTTATGGGTAATATATTAATAGAAATAAATGAACTTGCTAAGAATAATAAAAAGAATATAGATAATAAAGATTTATATAGGTTGAGAGAATTTAATAATATAGTATTATTATTTTATACAATAATATTTATAATAGCAATATTTTTACAATTTTATCATAATAAAAAACCTTTTTAATAATTTTAAATAATAATTTTAAATAGTAGAAAAATTATTATTATACTATAATTTTAGAGTTGATATCAATAGATTTATTAGTTGAAAATTGTGGAACTTGTGTATAATTATTTTTTAATAATTCTCTCATTTTTAATAATAATTCTTTCCAAGTTAAATCGGGATTTGAATTTATAGAATTTAAAAAAGACCATGTCATAGCACCCTGAAATTTATTATTTATGTAAGCATCTGCACTGGTTTGAGAATCAGAAGATCCACTTATAAAGAAGATATTACCTTTTGTTTGTGTATTTTTATCATTAATAATAACTTCATTATAGTCACTTGTAGTTAAATATCTATATTTAAGATCTAATAAAGTTCCACTATGACAACAATCAAATAACACAAATAAGGTAACGTCTTCTTTTAAATATTGATCAGCAATTTGTTTTAATTCATCATCAGTAATTCCTCTGCTATCAATTGAAACTAGTAATTCATCATTACCATCTAATTCATCGCCATTTCTATCAAATGTATATGATCCGTGGCCACTGTAAGTAAAATATAATATATCTCCTTTTTCCGAATTAATCAATAGATTTTTATATTTTTCTAATATATTATTTCTTGTTGGCTTTAATGGTGTATCATCTGTTAATATAAAAATATTATTATTATTTAGTTTATGATGTTGATTAAAAAAATTTTTTAGTGAAATTACATCATTAATACAACCTCTTAGTTCGCTATTAGTATTTCTATAATTAATACCAATGAACAAAGCTTTATAATTTTTATTAATTTCTTGTGATGAGAATGAAGCATAATATTGTTTTATTTTTTGCTCTTTTATTTTTTTATATTGATTTAATTTAAATCTATAATAATTATATAATCTTTGAAAATATATACTTTTTATATAAGGATTTATACGCATCCGTCTAATATGATTAAAATGATAATTATAAAATCTATTCAAATTATCAATATTTTTTTTATATTCGTTATTAATAGTTTCAAGTGATACCATTATATAAATATACAAGTATATAAAAATTTAGAAAAATTTTTATTCTATTAGAGATAGAGGTTTCATTTTTCTTTTATTTTCTTCATTATGCCAACTACCAGTGAAATGATGTTTTATAAAGCCATTTATTGTATAAGGAATATCGGAACCAACACAGAAAACATCGGGCGGTAAAATTGTTATTCCATGATTTTCATGTAATTTCATATATACATTTATGATTTGTGTAAACATTAGAGGGCCAGTATAATCATGAATACTTATAAGATATTTTTTAGAAATAATATTTTGAATACATTTCTCATATAATGCTTTAAATAAAAATAATTTAGGTTTTGCAATTATAAACCATTGACAACATTGTCCGGCTTTTTTACTATTACAACCATAAAATTTACTAAATTCATTACTAATAATGATAGATGATTTTTCTTCATCTATTAACTTATGACCTCCGCAAATAAAATTATTTGTATTATTAATATTTTTACATTTTGAACATGGATTTATTTTGAAAGTATTAAAATAATCGGCATTATTTGAGTTTACAATTGTAAATTTACCTTTATTACCGTGAAAATAAATAAAATCTTTAAATAAATTATCTATATGTTGTAAAGGTTCACAATCCATATCAGCATATATTCCTCCTTTTAAATAAAGAATTAAATATCTAAAAATATCAGCAATAGCGCCACCATTTTGAACAGTTTTTATTATTTCTTCATGTTGTGGAAAGTTCTCTCTAACTATTTTATATATATCTTGATTATCATATAATATAATTTCATATCCAGTATACATTTTTTTAAATTTCTCATAGCATTGTCTCCATATATGATTATCTATATTATGCTTATCTTTACATGTTAAATGTAGTATTTTTGGAAACATTATGTAATATTAAAATATATTCTATAATTTATTCAAACTTATTTCAGAATTTTTATAGTCATTTTCAGTTAATATATCATCTAGTAAATATTTCATATTATCTATTAATTTTTTATTTTCTGGAGAATCTTTATTATATAATTCTCTAAAAATTTCACTTTCTTTTTCATTTGTAAAAATAGGTTCTTTTTGATAGTTATCGAAATCTTCTTCTTTTAAAGATAAAATATATTTAATACATTCATTTGGATCGTTATAATCATTGGCAATAATTATTCTTTTTGGATTAATTACTTTTTTAATATATTCTGAAGAACCAATATAAATTGGAATACATCCAGCTGCTAAAGCATTTATTATTTTTTCTGTCATATATCCATATTCTATAGTATTCTCAGGAGCTAATATAAATTTAAATTCAGAATATTTTTTAATGAGTTCTTCTGTTGATTTATTAGAATTTGCATTAAAAAAATTAGAATGATTTTTATCGCCATTATAGTCAAAGCGTAATTTAGCATGTATACTTTTTGGATTGCAATATTCACCGAGAGCATAAGTTTCTTTTGTATATTTTGTAAATAAATCAATAAATTGAATTCTATTAGTTCCTACATTCCAATGAGTATTTTTAATACAATATCCAAAAAATTTTTTTCTATTTTTAATACTTGAATAATTATTATTCCATAGATGTAGATTTTTGATTTTAATGTAATCGACGAAACCATATGGAATATGAATACTATTATTTTCTATTAATGTTGTAAATAATAATTTTTCTTGTATTTTATTAAATTTTTTACTATTAGATATTGGAGTAAAAACTTTAATAGCTTCCCAATTTGTAAAAATATATTTTTTATTATTTACATTCCATTCTTTTTCATTTTGATAATAATGACTGCAAATAATAATATCTACATTTGCATTATTTTTAAATATAATACTTATATTTGGATTATATAAATTAATCAAATAATTAATAAAAAAATAAGAATATGTATATCCAGAACCTTCTGAACCAATAATTATTGTATTCTCTTTTTTTCCACAACATTTATTACCATGACCTTTTCCAATTGAACACATAAAACAACAAAATTCTTTATTTTTAAATTTCTTGTATCCACATTTACATAAATTATTGTTATTAATTGTAAAATTACTATACATTTATAATAATTTAATATTATAATATTATAAAATATATGAAATTGAATTTATGTAAATGCGGTTTTTTTAAAGATGAAAATCAAAATTTTTGTTGCGTAATGTGTAGTTTAAATAAAGGTCATGGACCTCGTTGTAAGCAAATTACAAAAAATAATATTGTTGTAAATAATTGGTTAAATATAATACAAAAAAATTCTGAAAATAAAAATTTAGAAAATATAAGTAAATTATATAATTATAAGCAAAATAATAGTATTGGACCACCTGATAGTTTTTCTTTCATAGCTACGTATAATGTAGTAAATGAATTAAAAGGTATGTTATTATCATTATCATTACATCATCCAAATGCCACAGTTTATGGTTTTGTAGATAATAAAACAAAAAAAGAATTGGAAACGATGACACCTAAAGTTATGATAGAATTAAAGTTAGAAGTAAATTTAGAAAAATATTCAAATAAAAATAGAGATCAAATGGAAAAAGAAAATATATGGAGTGAATTTCAAATGGAAAAGGCAAAAGTAATAGCATATGCATTGAAATATTCTTCAAATACTTTATTTTTAGATTCAGATATAATATTTTTCAATCCTATAAACTATATAGATAAAAATAAAGATATGGCTTTATCTCCTCACTATATGAAAAAATCTGCTTGTGATTTATATGGTTATTATAATGGTGGTGTTTTATGGGTAAATAAAAAAGGAATAACTGATGATTGGATTGAATTTACAAAAAAATCACGTTTTTATGATCAAGCATCAATTGAAGATCTTGCTAAAAAATATAATTTTCAAATATTAGATCCTGAAATTAATATAACACCATGGAGATTATTTCATATAGATAATAAAATAAATGTAATTAATAGTATTACATGTGACAAAAATAATATTTATTATAATAATAAACCAATAGTATTTATTCATACACATTTTGATAAAAAAGATTGTTTATTTTATGAATTTAATACTATGTTTTTAAAACTACTCTATGTATGTAAAAAATATAGAGAGTTGTTAATTATAGATTATGTAAAAAATAATAAATGGATAATAAATATACCATCGCAACCTAGAAATGATATATGGAATCATGCAAATGATAGTTTTAGAGAATTGACTTATTTATGTTCTATTAAAAATAATGATTTAAAAATTAATATAGTAAATCAAAATCATTGCTCAATATATAATAAAGTATTGCTATATGATAGACCTAATAAGAATTGGATGAATGATGATATTTATAAATACTTATTAATAAAAGTAGGTAATGGTTCTATTGATAATGAAATAAAATATTTGAGAGATAAAAATTTAAATGCTGAACCATGGATATTTTGGCCAAGAAGTCCAAAAATTCTTGAAAATTTATTAGAAAAATACCCACCGTTATCTTTTCAAGATAGACTAATTGAATCTATATTTATTGGTAATTATGAAAATAATGTTCAAGAAAAATTTAGAAAAACAAATATAAATTGGGATGAAGTAATATCAGAATTTCATTGTACTTCTGGAAATAAATATAAATTTACAAAAGAACAATATTTATTGAAATTAAGAATTGCAAAATATGGTTTGTGTTTAAGAGGATTTGGTAGCAAATGTCATAGAGAGGTTGAATTAATGGCGTTTGGAACAGTTCCAATAATTACACCAGAAGTAGAAATAAAATCTTATATAAATCCACCACAAGAAAATATTCATTTTATTAGAGTTTCAAATCCCGATGAATATAAAGAAAAAATTAAAAATATAGATCAAAACAAATGGACTAATATGTCAAACGCGTGTGTAGATTGGTATGAAAATAATGTAAATAGTAAAAATGCTTGGAATACAACAATATCTAGTATTCTTTATAATTAATAACTTTTCTAATTATATTGTGTAGTTCCTCCACATTCTTCTTCTTTACCGAGTTGTGGATTAAAACATATAAAATCATTTTTTGTTACAGATTTAGATAAAATAACATCACCAGGATCATTTTTTATATTAAACTGACCCATACATCGTTTTAGAAATTTTAAATGATTATTATTTTTTTTATTTATTAATATAGCAATAGGTCCACCTAACCATATATGATTATCAACTAGATATTTAGAATCTAAATCATAAATAAATTTTTTAGATTTATCAAAGTTAAATTTATTTAAAGTTCCTTCTGGATAAGGAATATCAATATTTTCTTTTTCTATTTTTTTATTATTAAAATGTTCTCTACCCCAAAACCAGCCAGGACATAAATGTAACGTTTCCCAATTTTTAGGTAATAAATCAACGGTTTCATTTAATTTATTTAAAAAATTATCAGCAGGATAAAAATCATTTTCACATATTATAGCATAATCAAAATTACTTTCGCTAAATTTAAAGATTGATTTATATAGATTTTTAATAAATATACATCCTGCCTTATTCCATTTATTATATTTTGTTTTATTGTTATAAAATATAAATAATGGTAAATTATCTTTTGTAATTCTTTTTTTAAAATTACTTATACGTTTATCTGATGTTTTGTCATTATATATTGATACTGTTATTAACATTAAATTAGTATTAGATAACATTATATATTATTATATAATATTATATAATATTATTATGATATTGATATTACGTGGACATATTAGAGATAGTTTTAAGAATAAAATATTATATAGTTTCTTAAAAATTTTAAATAATAAAATAAAATTAGATGTATATATTCATACATGGAATATATATAGTAATAATTTATCATGGAGAAATCAAAAAAAAGATGAAAGAAATGTAACAGAAGAAACCATAATTAATTACTTTGAAGATATTAAACATATTATTAAAAAAATAATCATAGATGATGACAGGGAAATAATATTAAAGGGAAATCTTGATGGTAATATTTGTAATTCAAAAATTAGTAAAAAAGGATGGAAAAATTATTGGTATGGACAAAAAAGAATATTAGATTACATATATGATGAATATAGTAGAAAAAATGTAGAATTGCATAAAATAAATATAATAAATACAAGATTTGATTTATTTGACAATAGTTTTACTTATAACATTTATCATGTATTTTCTTTTATTAAAAAATTTTATAATAAAAACATAAAAAAAAATATATTTATAAGTTTCACATTAGGATGTGATAATATGTACATTGGTAATATAATAACAATATCAAAATTAGTTAATCATTTTAATTTTAACTTAGATTATATTTGTAATCATTATAAATATTTGAATATTACACATCAAGAATTTTTAACAATTTATGAAAATAATAGAATTAATTATTATAATATATATTATAATAAATGACAAGAAAAATATGTAAATGTAGTTTACCTTGTGCTAAAAATAAAAATTTTTGTTGTTTTTTTTGTTCAATAAACAAAGGCCATGGGAATTTATGTAATCCAATTAATATAAAAAAAAATTTTGAAAATAAAGTAAACATATTTATTTTGTGTTATAATGAAGAAATACTTTTACCACATACTATAAATTTTTATAAAACAAATATACCAAATAGTTCAATTATTATATATGATAATGAATCAACAGATAATTCTGTAAATATAGCAAAAAATCTTGGTTGTGAAGTAATAAGTTTTTCTACAAATAAAACACAATCGGAACTAATGCAAATAAAAATTAAAAATAATTGCTGGAAAGGTGTAAAAGAAGGTTGGGTAATAGTATGTGATATGGATGAATTTTTAGATGTAAAAGAATGTGATTTACTAAATGAAAAAAAAAAAGGAACCACTATATTAAAAATAAAAGGTTATGATATGATTGGAGAATCAACCAAAATAGATTTTTCTGATATTTCTTTAAATAATATTAATAAATATGTTGTAAATGATATGGAGTCTAAAAAATTATGTTTTTATAGGCCAAATATAAAAGAAATTAATTATACAGGTGGTGCACATAGTTGTAATCCTAAAGGTATCATTAAACTAAGTGATGATATATATATAAATAAACATATGAATTTATTAGGTATTGAATATATTAAAAATAAAAATAAATTAAGATTTAATAATTCAACGTATATGAGAGAATATGGGCATTGTTGGAATTATTACAAAGATAGTAACACAGTTATAAATAATTATAAAAAACATTTAAATAAGTCAAAAATAATAAATAATTAAAATAATGTATAGTATAATAATTATTTATGGAAACAAAGATACCAAAAGTTATCCACATGACAAATAAAACAAAACTATTTCCTGAAAATATAATTAAAATGTGGAAAAGATTAAATCCTGATTTTACTTTTACATTTAGCGATGATAAAGAATGTTATGAATTTATTGAAAAAAATTTTAACAAAGAATTTGCTGAACTTTTTAATAAAATACAATATGGACCAAATAAAGCGGATTTTTGGAGATTATGTAAATTATATGTAGAAGGAGGAGTTTATGTAGATATAGATATAGTGCCTTATGCTTCCATTAATTATATGATTAAGGATTCTACCTTTTGTTCTTGTCTTTCAATATTAGGAAATTCAGTTTTTCAAGCATTTTTATCTGCTACACCAAAAAATATATTAATTAAAGAATGTATACAATCATTTGTAGCAAATGTAGATAAAATGAATGTTTTTAAAAATACAAATAACCATAATGTTCAACCAACGTTTGATATGTATAATACAATAACTAAAAAATTAAATGTAAGGAGAATAAATCCTTTTATTATTTATAATTTAAAAGTAAATAACAGAGAGAATAATATTTCATTTAATGAAAAAATAATGTTCCTTCAAGAATTTAATTTAAAGCAAACTATGAATAATGGTTTTGGAATTAGAATGACAAATAATAATGGTTCATTATACAATATGTATGTTAAAAATGGAGAAAATAAAATTGTTTTAAAGTCGCGCCATGATGGATATCAAAATGGTTATAATTATTAAATTTAAATTATATATTTTAGATATACTTTCCCACTTTCTAATATTAAATAAGAAGAATGTTGAACCCAATCGCCAGAATTAGCATAAATAATATTTTTACTGTCAATATGTTCATTTATTATTTCTGGAGTATGAGTATGGCCCATAATAAATATATCAATATCTTTATTTTTTTCTAATATTTGAATTTTATCTACTTTATTACGATTTTTTTTTCTATATTTTTCCCAAAAATTAAGACAAATATCACTATCTACATAAAAAAATCTTTCTATAAAATTTGCTATTAAACATATAATATTCATTATATATTCCCATTTAATTATAAAATTATCATAATCATCGCCATGTTCTATTCGTATTTTTTTTTCATTATCTTCAAATTCATATCTTTTTAGAAAAGTGCAATTATTAATTATAATATTATCAAATTCATTAAATGCTATATCATGATTACCAATAATATATTTAATTGGAATATTTAATTTTAAAATTATAGAAAAAATTTCAGCGCTTTTTTTAGTAAATTTAGGTATTTTAATAAAATCAATTATATCACCACCTAGAACTAATTCATCATATTTTTCACTTTTAAGCAATTTAATTATTTTTTCTTCACGCGAAAATAAAGAACCAATATGTAAATCAGATATAATTAATCTTCTCATTATAATTTATTATTAGTTGTTATTCCGTAATATTTTTAAATAAAAATTATATAATTTATTTTTCATCA